CACATCTAGATACAGCAATAGTACATCAACATGAAGTATAGTCCCCCTAGACGCAATAGCTTTTGAGCTCGCGTCGTTGTGCGGAAAGAAAACTTCTGAGACGAAATTGTGATGTTATACTAGAAAGATAATTGATTCCCTTTGCTATGAGTAGCATGATTTTCTGGGAAGTTATCATGTTATTTGTAGTAACTGTTCACGCGTATCCTTCGGCGTAGTGAATGATAGAGTTTTTACATGTCACTGAGAATGAAAAAGATAGAAAAAGGAAGTAAAGATGAAGTAACTACTCATCTATTGGGAAGTAGAAAAAGACCGATGTAGAAAGAAGTAAATGGTATTAACTAACCATTAACCAAACACATGATCAAAATGTCGATTCTAACAGTTGTTAACACCGACGCTCGAACTTCCCCCCTTTCTGCGATTCTTAAAATCGCCACCACTGCACAAGAGTGCATTATTTCACACGAAGATGTGACACTCAAGACCTGCGATACTGCAGGCACTATCCTACCGCATATTTTGCGTGCAGGATTTAAGAAACTCACAAAAAAGACCATACCACCACAATTTGATGGTGTGATCAGAAAGGCAGCGTCTTCTAAGACGTCCCACAAGAAGAACCGTGTGGTTTGTGAATCAAATTTGATTCGAGTCCACATTACTGTGCTAAATGCACATTTAACCAGGAGGACCATTTTGGTCGATCCTGGTACCAGTATTCTTGCTGCATTGCGTAGCAATAATGCTGAGCCACCATCCAATTTTTGGATTTCTTGCAACAACAAACCGCTCAATCTCGAGCGATCGTTTGCTGACTACGGTCTGCAAAATGACACGTACCTGCAATACAATGAAAGGCTACGAGGTGGGTCCAAACAGTATTTACTGTTGCCTACTTATAGCCACGTGCAAGCTTGCGAGAAACAACTCGAATTTTCTGAATTGCGTTTGCAATCACAGACCATTCAGTCCACTGCTGAAGAAGATGCATTCATCGATGTGATGATGCAACGTTTGACTGAATTGCGGTCAACCTTTTCTGATAGCGATCAGATTGTTGAGCTCCTGGAAAGTTTCTTCCAAGCAGCTTACTGGTTCCGCAAGTGTAACAGTCCCAGTGATTACGCCATGTGCACAGCATTAGCCTACAAGCTAATCCTGGGCAAAGGTGTCACCACATCCTTTATGCGCCTGTTAGGCCCAGTCAATAACCTCCAAGGAGAATTCGAAGACTGCGTGTCTGCAGCTCGTCGGATTCTCGACTTGACCACATCATCCCTCTCCAACCCGTTGGTTGAAAGATTGAGGAAATTATACACGTACCTACTGGTGCAAGGTTTTCTCAAACAAGTAGGGATGAGTATGTCGGACGAGGAATTTCTCGCCATGGACAAAAAAAGCTCGTGTTCAGTACCAAAGTGAAACTGGTTTGCTAGTACTCGTCATCGACACAGCAATTATGCTGTGTGAACGTGTTTGTGCTTACAGAGCCACAGGTGATTGGATGAACCTTGTCCACACTGACGCTGCATATGCGGCGTGGTTTAAAGAAGCAGATCGTCTCTTGGGGCTTGGAAGTTTTACTTCCAACCTAGAGGCGCTAGGAACTACCTACTTTGCATACTGCTCTGATCTCAACTCGATTATCGAGAAGGGAGAAGCGTATTGCCGTTTTTCAAAGAAGACCCTAGGGTCCGAAATGGCGGCAATGACCAAGAAACTTGCGAGTCTCAAGCTACTCAAAAACTTGGACTTGACAAAACGAGCAGCGCAGAGGGAGCGTAAAGCACCTTTTGGTGTGCTGATCCACGGAGCATCCAGTGTGGCTAAGTCCACGTTTACTAAGGCACTGTTCTACTATTTTGGACAGCTCCATGGACTACAGACAGACGATCACTTCATGTTCGCACGAAGTCCGATGGACGAGTATTGGAGCAACTTTGATCCAAGTATGTGGGCAATCCGTATGGATGATGTTGCGCTTCTTGATCCTGCATCCTCCACAGATGTTGATGCAACAGTGAAAGACATTATCAATGTCATCAACAACGTGCCTTACGTTCCACCGCAAGCTGCGGTAGAAGACAAAGGGAAAACACCAGTCATGGCCAAATTGGTTTTAGCCACGACTAACACTCCCACGCTCAATGCCGGGGAGTATTTCGCATGTCCTCTGGCTGTGCGACGACGTCTTCCGTACGTCATTCGCTTGAAACCTAAGCCCGAGTATTTGGCAGCAAACAAGATCTTCATTGATCCCACCAAGCTGCCACCTATTCAAGGGGCTTTTCCGGACTACTGGATCATTGAAGTACAAGAAGTGATCCCGATTAAGCACCGTGCTAAGGACGATGCTGAATTGCGGACTGTTGCCATCTTTGACTCGATGACTGAGTTCCTGAAGCATTTTGCTGCAGCCTCTCTGAAACACGAAAGCAACCAAGACAAAGCCTCGGTATGTGACGATGAGATGAAAGCTCTCAAGGTTTGTCGATTGTGTTATACAGTCGGTGAGTGTGAGTGCTTACAAGCAGCAGTCACTGTGCAGGGGATGTTGTTGTACTATTTGAGGTACACCCTCATCAACTTCGTGTCGCAGTTCTTGCTGAATCTCACGATCAACCTCTTGTCTTTGACGATTTTCTCGTATGCTGCCCGGTTGGGTGTGACGAGACATGTGTTGACCAAGTGGGCGAGTTACATGGACAAGAGTGTTCAGATTCGGGTTTGGGGATTTCTCTATGAGAATGGCCAAGATAGGATCTACACTCTCCGACTCGGTCAATTTCTCAAAGCTCTCAAAGTTGTGACGTCTATGTACATAGCTTATAGAGCTGCCCGGACCGCTTATCGGTGGACATTCGATGAGGATAAGAAAGAGAGAGCGACAGCACAAGACAAAACCGAAACAGAAACAGTTGAAACTTCTCTCAACTTCCAAGGGAATACCTTTGGTTCTACAGAAGATCAATTGGCCAGAGAGACCTCAAGCAATGTGTGGTACAATCCCACTATTGAACTCAATCGTTTTGATGTGCCACTAGCATCTCAGAGCCTTGTAGGTATCACTGAAGCAGAAGTGCGTGACCGAGTCGCAAACAATTGTGTTCGTCTGAGTATCACCGCACTGGACATAGGACGTAACGTTAAAGTGTGTGGTGTCTTTGTTAAAGGACATTGGCTTCTCTTCAATCACCATGCCATTAACCGTGGTGTGCACTTCGAAATCGAAATACAATCGATGACGCAGTCACAGGGTTTGACAGCAAACACTAAAGTGCGTGTACGCGTGGAAGATTTGCGTGTATGCAAACAGCGTGATATGGTGATGGTTGAGGTGAGAGATGTTGCCCCGCGGAAAGATATCACATCACTGTGGTGTGATGCTGCTATTCCCGTTTCTAAAATGATATCTGTTCGACGTGAGAAATCAGGTGGTGTGACCTATCGGAGTGTTCATGCTGTAACGTACGAGAGTGCGTTTCCTGTAGAGGCATTGAACACAGAAATGTCGCTTTATCTGGGAAAAACCGCCGATGATACACAAGTCGGCGATTGTGGTTCTTTAGCGATTGCTTTGACACCTCGCGGGCCTGTGATTATGGGTTTGCATACATTAGGTTACACTAACACAGTGGGCTTCACTTTCATTCCAAAGAGTGAGATTGAAGAATTGCTTGGACGCAGTATCGTTGTGGTGGCAGGAGTAGAGCCAAAATTTGATCTACAAGGGACTGTCAAATTGACAGAACCACACCATCGTAGCCTGATGCGCTACATCGAACAGGGTACACTAACCATTTATGGTTCGATGCCCGGATTCAGAGCCAAGCCTAAGAGTAAGGTTTGTTCCACACCTCTTCAGCATGAGATGCTCCACCACTTCGATACAGAAGTGAAACATTGCGAACCATATATGAATGGTTTCGCACCATGGAGAAACAATCTGTTGGAAATGGTGGTGCCTAACCATGCTATTGACACGCAAGTGCTTTTGCATTGCACACAATCCTTTACTCAGGATATAGTGGCAGCCCTGACAGATAAGCATGGCGATGATTGGAAGAGAGAACTTGTTTTTCTCTCCAAAGCAGCTTCCCTAAACGGTATTCCAGGCGTTAAGTTCATTGATAGGATCAATGTCAATACGTCGATGGGAAGTCCGTTTAACACTACCAAGAAGGCTTATCTCAAGGCAGCACCAAGTGAGCGATACCCAGACGGAGTGGATTTTGATCCAATTGTTTGGGAGATGTACGATGACATATTGTCAGCGTACGCTCGCGGTGAGCGAGTGAATCCTGTGTTTATGGGTCATCTCAAGGATGAACCTGTTACATTTGCCAAACATAAGGCTCAAAAGACACGTTTGTTCACGGGTGCACCTGTAGCATGGTGCCTTGCAGTACGGTCTCGTTACCTGTCAATGGTCCGTCTTATACAACAGAATTCTTTTGTGTTTGAGGCTGGACCTGGCACAGTAGCGCAATCAACTGCATGGGGTGACATCAGAGAGTATCTCGTTGCCCATGGCGAAGATCGCATTGTTGCAGGTGATTACAGCAAGTTCGATAAGCGAATGATTGCACGCTTTGTGTTGAGTGCATTTGATGTGCTCATAGCACTTTACCGTGAAGCAGGATTTGCTGAATCGGAACTGCTTGAATTACAATGCATCGCTGAGGACACTGCGTTTCCATTGGTTAACGTCAATGGGGATGTGGTAGAATTCTTTGGTACAAACCCCTCGGGGCACCCTTTGACAGTTATCATCAACTCACTGGTTAACAGCATCTATATGCGTTATGCATACACGCTCGCTAACCCAGAACAGAATTGCTTCAGTTTTAAGCAGAACGTCAATCTGTTCACATATGGAGACGATAACATCATGGGTGTGTCTCGTTCTTGTGATTGGTTTAATCACACAGCCATTCAACGCACTTTGTCTACTATTGGTGTTCAATACACTATGGCAGACAAAGAAGCTGAAACTAAACCGTTCATCAACATCTCTGAGTGCTCTTTCCTAAAGAGATCATGGAGATACGATGAAGAAGTCGGGGCACATTTGTGTCCATTGGAGGAGGAATCTATCCATAAATCACTCACAGTGTGGGTCCCTTCATCCACCCTGAGTCCAGAAGCTCAGATGGTTGCAGTGATCAGCAGCGCGAACAGTGAGTATTTCTTCTATGGAAGAGAGGTGTTTGAGAAACACCATCGCTTCTTTAAGGAGATTTTACAGCGCGAACCCTTCTGTCACTATGTGGCAGAATCCACCCTTCCTGGTTGGGACCTCCTTGTAAAAAGGTTTTGGAAGGCGTCGGAGGGTAGTTAGAAAACGTTCCATCCCGTTGTAATGTGCTTGGCAGCTCATTGCAAC